CTTCGTCTTCGAGGGCGCGGACGTGCTCGCCCGCGCCTGGAGCGGTGGGCTCAAACCCGACCCCTGGCTGACGGTCTCGGAATGGGCCGACCGGCATCGCATGCTCAGCTCGCGCGCCGCCGCAGAGCCGGGCCGCTACCGGACCCGGCGTACGCCCTACATGAAGGACATCATGGATGCGTTGTCGCCGAGCCACCCGGCGCAGCGCATCGTGTTCATGAAGGCGGCGCAGGTGGGCGCGACCGAGGCTGGAAACTGCTTCATCGGCTTCATCATCCACCAGGCGCCGGGGCCGGCGCTCGCCGTGCAGCCGACCGTCGATCTCGCCAAGCGCAACTCGCGCCAGCGCATCGACCCGCTGATCGAGGAGAGCGCGGCGCTCAGGGAGCGGGTGAAGCCCGCCCGGGCGCGGGATGCCGGCAACACCATGCTGTCGAAGGAGTTCGCCGGCGGCATCCTGATCATGACCGGGGCCAATTCGGCGGTCGGCCTGCGCTCGACCCCGGCGCGCTACATCTTCCTCGACGAGGTCGACGCCTACCCGGCCTCGGCCGACGAAGAGGGTGACCCGGTGACGCTCGCCGAGGCGCGCACGCTCACCTTCGCCCACCGGCGGAAGGTGTTCCTGGTTTCGACCCCGACGGTCCGCGGCGTCTCGCGCATCGAGCGGGAGTACGAGGCCTCCGACCAGCGGCGCTACTTCGTGCCGTGCCCGCATTGCGGACACGAGCAGTGGCTGAAGTTCGAGCGACTGCGCTGGGAGAAGGGCAGGCCGGAGACGGCCGCCTACCACTGCGAGGGTTGCGAGGCGCCGATTGCCGAGCACCACAAGACGGCGATGCTCGAGGCGGGGACGTGGCGGCCGACGACGGAGGCAGTCGACCCCTCGACCATCGGCTTCCACCTCTCGGCGCTCTACTCGCCGGTCGGCTGGCTCAGCTGGGAGCGGATCGCGCGCGGCTGGGAGATGGCCCAGGGGTCGGACGAGGCGATCCGCGCCTTTCGCAACACGATCCTCGGCGAGACCTGGGTCGAGTCGGGCGAGGCGCCGGACTGGCAGCGGTTGGCCGACCGGCGAGAAGCCTGGCCGGCGGGGACCGTGCCCGCGGGCGGGCTGTTCCTGACCGCCGGCGCCGACGTGCAGAAAGACCGCGTCGAGATCGATGTCTGGGCCTGGGGCCGCGGCCTCGAGAGCTGGCTCGTCGACCACCTCGTGATCGAGGGCGGGCCGGGCGATCCACGCTGCTGGCAGCAGCTGACGGACCTGCTCGGCCGGACCTGGAGCCATGCCTCGGGCCAGCCGATGACCATCGCGCGGTTGGCGATCGACACCGGGTTCGAGACCTCGGCGGTCTATGGCTGGGCGCGCTCGGTCGGCTTCGCGCAGGTGGCGCCGGTCAAGGGCGTCGAGGGGTTCAACCGGGCGAGCCCGGTGACGGGCCCGACCTATGTCGATGCGACGGTCGCGGGCAAGCGGCTGCGCCGCGGCGCCCGGCTCTGGACGGTGGCGACCTCCACCTTCAAGGCCGAGACCTACCGCTTCCTGCGGCAGGACCGGCCGACGCGGGAGCAGCTCGCCGCGGGCGTCCCATGCCCGCCGGGCACGATCCATCTGCCCGACTGGGCCGATGGCGAATGGCTGAAGCAGCTCGTCGCCGAGCAGCTGGTGACGGTGCGAAACAGGCGCGGCTTCACCCGGCTCGAATGGCAGAAGCTGCGCGAGCGCAACGAGGCGCTGGACACCCGGGTCTATGCCCGCGCCGCCGCCTGGATCGCCGGCGCGGATCGGTGGAGCGAGGCGCGATGGGCTGATCTGGAGCGGCAGATGGTTGTCGAAACGGAACCGCCGAAGAATGCCCTGCAGCCGGCATCCCGCAGGGCTGCGCCGGTGCGGCGGCGATCGGTGCGATCGAGCTACATGGGGTGAGGGATGTTCAGTGCCACGGCCTCTTGCCGGTCCTGTGGCTCTTGAGCGGGCCGCGGCGCCGGGCGGCGAAGTCCCCGAGGATCATGCGCACATGCCGCTCGTCGATGTCGGCGGGATCGAAGGAGCCGCCACACCATTCGAGCAGCTGGTCGTGGTCTTCGTGTTGCGGATCGCCGATCGCTTCGAGGAACGCCTCGAACCCCGTCGTTCCGCCCACGTCCTCGGGCGGTGCGCGCCGCTCGCCGGCGACGAAGGCCGGGTATTCGGTGTCGGCATCGCCCTCGCGCACCTCTTCGATGATGATGCGGTGCTGCCAGTTGTCCCCGAAATCGTAGACGTAGAGGAACTGCCGGACCCCGCGCTCGATCAGGGTCGCAAGCCGGATGCCCTTCGCCTTGTAGACCTTGCGCTCGTCCATGGCGTCGTCGGGATGGGGTTCGCCATAGACGCGGTCGCCGACGATGAACTCGAACAGGTGATAGCCCTGCCAGCGCATGGTGACCTGGATGATGTCGTGCAGCGCCATCAGGGTCGCGGACAGGGGCACGTCGACGGCCCGCCAGACCAGGGGCTCGGTGCCTTCCAGCTCGATGCGGATGCGGGCGACGGGCTCGATCATCGGCAGTCCCATTCCTTCTGCGGCCTGGCCGCCAACCTATCGGACAGACCGCCATGGCCACAATCGCTGAGCTCCGCGCCCGCCGCGAGGCGCTGGCCACGCAGCGCTCCTCGGGCGTGGCGCGGGTGAGCTACGACGGCAAGACGGTGGAATACCGCAGCCTCGCCGAGATCGACCGGGCGATCGAGGCGCTCGACCGCGAGATCGCGGCCGCCGAGGGACGGCGCATCGTGCGCCAGATTCGGGTGACGACGGCGAAGGGGCTCTGACCCGTGGGCCTCTCCGATCTCTTCCGCCGTCCTGTAAGGGGCGGCCCCAGTGCCGTCCGCGCCCGGCTCGAGGGCGCGATGGCGCGCCGCCGGCTGCGCGGCTGGAACCCGCCGCTCGAGAACATCAACGCGCTGGTGGCCTCGGGCGGGCCGCGGCTGCTGGCGCGGTCGCGCGAGCTCGTCGTCACCAATGGCTACGCCGCCAATGCCTGCGAGGCCTTCGCCGCCAACCTGGTGGGCGACGGCATCAAGCCCTCCTCGCTGATCGAAGACGGGCCGATCCGCGACGGCGTGCAGCGGCTCTGGCTCGCCTGGACCGACGAGGCGGATGCCGACGGGCTGACCGACTTCTATGGCCTGCAGGCGATGGTGGCGCGGGAGATGTTCGTGGCCGGCGAGTGCTTCGTGCGGCTGCGCCCCCGGCGCGCCGAGGATGGGCTCACCGTGCCGCTGCAGCTGCAGCTCCTGCAGTCGGAGATGCTGCCCTTCGAGAAGACGGAGCTCCTGCCCTCCGGCAACCGCATCCGCTGCGGCATCGAGTTCGATCCCATCGGCCGTCGCGTGGCCTATCACTTCCGCCGGCGCCATCCCGGCGACAGCACCGACCGGGGCGCGGCTACGCCTGAGACGGTCCGCGTCCCGGCGTCCGACGTGCAGCATGTCTACCGACCCATCGATGCCGGCCAGATCCGGGGGCTGCCGCATATCGCCCCGGCAATGGTGCGGCTCTTCCTCCTGGACCAGTACGACGACGCCGAGCTCGACCGGAAGAAGACCGCGGCGATGTTCGCGGGCTTCATCACCAAGACCGCGCCCGAGGAGGCGCTCCTCGGCGAGATCGAGGCCGGCGAGGACGGCACCGGCACGGCGAGCCTCGAGCCCGGCACCATGCAGGTGCTGCTGCCCGGCGAGGACGTGAAGTTCTCGAGCCCGGCCGATGTCGGCGGCGGCTACGAGGCCTTCCAGTACCGCACGCTGCTCGCGGTCGCGGCCTCGCTGGGGTTGCCCTATCACCTGGTCACCGGCGATGTCCGCCAGGCGAACTACTCGAGTCTCAGGGCCGAGCTCGTCGAGTTCCGCCGCCGCATCGAGCAGCTGCAGCACGGGGTGGTGGCGCACCAGCTCTGCCGGCCGGTCTGGCTGCGCTGGATCGACGCCGCGGTGCTCGCGGGGGCGCTCGAGCGGCCCGGCAACGCCTCCCCGGCCGGGTTGCGGCCGGTACAATGGATCCCGCCGCGCTGGGACTGGGTCGATCCGCTGAAGGACATCCAGGCGCAGGTGCTGGCGATCGAGGCGGGCCTCATGTCGCGGCGCAAGGCGGTCGAGGCCACCGGCTACGACATCGAGGAGATCGACCGGGAGAACGCGGCCGATGCCGCCCGCGCCGCCGGGCTCGGGCTCGGCTACCGCGCCAGCCCCGGCGTGACGGAAGGCGCGCGGGCGACGCCCGAGCGACGACCCCAGACAGACGAGGAGTGAGCGCATGCGATCCTGGTATGCGATCCGCGCCCGGGGCGAGGGCGCGGAGGTGGTGATCTATGACGAGATCGGCGCCTTCGGCGTCTCGGCCAGGGCCTTCCTGGCCGAGCTCGGCGCGCTGCCCGATGCCGCGCCCCTGACGCTCAGGCTGAACAGCCCCGGCGGCTCGGTGTTCGACGCGGTCGCGATCCACAACGCGCTGAAGCGGCACGCGGGCGGTGTCACCGTCTGGATCGACGGCATCGCGGCGTCGGCCGCCTCCTACGTCGCCATGGCGGGCGGCGAGGTGATCATGCCGGAGAACGCCTTCCTGATGATCCATGACCCGGCCGGCATGGTGATGGGCCCGGCCAGCGACATGCGCGCCATGGCCGAGGCGCTCGACAAGATCAAGGCGAGCCTGGTCGCCGGCTACGCCGCCAAGTCCGGCCGGCCCGAGGACGAGATCGCCGCGCTGATGGCGAAAGAGACCTGGCTCGACGCATCGGAAGCGGTCGCGCTCGGGCTTGCCGACCGCATGGCCGAGCCGGTCCGGATCGCCGCGCGGTTCGACATCGGCCGCTTCCGCAACGCCCCGCCGGCGCTGGTCGAGGCGGTCGAGGAAGCGGAGGCGGAGAGCGAGCCCGAGGCTGGCGCGCCGGAAGCCGCCGGCGCGAACTCTGCGTCTCCCGGGGAGAGCGGGAACGACCCCGAGCCCGCCGGCAGCGAGCCCGCAGAGGACGCGCCGCCTGGGGATGATCAGCAAGCCCCGGAGCAGCCCGTGGCACGGGATCCCGATCCGCCGCCGGATCCGGCGGCCGTCCGCGCCGCCGCCCTGGCCGAGGCCCGTGCCGTCGTCGATCTCTGCGCGCTCGCCGGCCAGCCGGCGCGCGCGGGCGCCTTCCTCGCCGCCGGAACCCCGCTCGACGAGATCCGCACCGCGCTCCTCGCCGCCCGCGTCGGGGCGGAGCCGGAGCTCGATTCCCGTCATCCGCAGCCGGGCCGTCCCGCCGACGCCCGGCCCTGGGGCGAGGTGATCGCCCGCACCTTCAGACGCAAAGGATAACGCGCCATGCCCACGCTTTCCGAGGCCCGCCACACCGGCGGCTTCCTCGTCTGGGAGACCTTCCGCGACTACTGCCGCGAGGTCGTCACCATCGCCGCCGGCACCCTTGAGCCCGGCACCGTGCTCGGCCGCGTCACCGCGAGCGGCAGCTACGCCGCCCATGACCCCGCCGCGGTCGACGGCACCGAGACCGCCGCGGCCGTGCTCTGGGGCGCCGCCGACGCCTCCGCCGGCGCGGTCCCGGCGGTCGCGGTCCTCCGCGGCCCCGCCATCGTCAACCGCCACGACCTCGTCTTCGCCGGCACGCCGGGCGAGGCCGAGATCGACGCCGCCCATGCCGCGCTCGCGGACCTGGGCATCCTCGTCCGATAAGGGAGGCTCGCACCCATGGCGACCATGGACATCTTCGAAGGCGATGCCTTCTCCATCATCGAGCTCACGCGCGCGCTCGAGAACATCCCCTACAAGCCGGCGACGCTCTCGGGCTCCGGCCTCTTCGCCGACCGCGGCGTGCGCGCGCGCACGGTCGTGATCGAGAGCCGCGACGGCACGCTCTCGCTGATCCCCTTCTCCGAGCGGGGCTCGGCCTACGACCAGCAGATCCCTGAGCGGCGCGACGTGCGCGCCTTCGTCTGCCGGCAGTTCAAGAAGCAGGACGTGGTCTGGGCCTCCGAGATCCAGGGCATCCGCGCCTTCGGCGACGAGAGCGAGGCGCAACAGGTGCAGGTCGAGGTCGCGCGCCGGCTGCGGCGGCTCCGCGCGGACGCCGAGTCGACCTTCGAGTACCACCTCCTGAACGGCATCCAGGGCCGCGTGCTCGACCCGAAGGACGGGGCGGTCGTCGTCGACTACTTCACCGAGTTCGGCATCACGCCGGCGGTCGAGGTCGACTTCGATCTCGACAACACCTCGCCTGGCTCCGGCGCGCTCCGCAAGCGCTGCCAGGCACTGATCGAGGATGTCGAGGAGAGCATGGGCGGGCTCAGCCCCGGCGCGGTGATGCTGCGCGCCGAGTGCGGCTCGGCCTTCTTCTCCGACCTCGTCGCCCACAAGGAGGTGCGCGAGACCTATCTCAACACCGCGGCCGCGGCGGATCTCCGCTCGCGCGTCTCCGACGAGGTCAGCTTCGGCGGCATCACCTTCCGCCGCTACCGCGGCAACGCCGCCTTCGGCGTGCCGGCGGACAAGGCCTACTTCTACCCGGAGGCGGTCGAGGGGCTCTTCGAGATCTACTACGCTCCGGCCGACACCTTCGAGACGGTCAACACCCTCGGGCTGCCGCTCTATGCCCGCGCCATCCCCGACCGCGAGCGCGACGAGTGGGTGCGCCTCGAGATCGAGTCGAACCCGCTGCCGATCTGCACCCGGCCGCAGGTGCTGCGGAGCGCACGGCGGACGTGATGAGCGCCTTCGCGGTCGCCATCGATGCCCTCTTCGCGGACGGGCATCTCGGCCGGGACGTCGTCTACACCGCCGATGGCGGCGCCCCGGCGCTCGTCCGCGCGATCCTGCGGCGTCCGGATGACGTGACCGGCTTCGGCGATGCGCGGATCTGGTCGGAGACCACGCGGCTCGACCTGCGCGTCGCCGAGGTCCCGAACCCGCGGCCGGGCGATCGGATCGAGATCCCCGGATCAGGTTCGGGGCAGGCTGGCGAGGCATACCTCATCCAGGGCGAGCCGGTCCGCGACCGCGAGCGGCTCGTCTGGACCGTGGATCTGAGGCCGGCGTGACCGCGATGAAGCTGAAGCTCGACATCGGTCCCGACATCGTCGCGATGATGGCTGCCGAGATCGCCGCCGGCGAGAAGGCGGTGACCGCGGCGATGCGCGAGGCCGGGACCAGGCTCAAGACCGCCTGGCGCGGGCAGATCACCGGCGCCGGGCTCGGGCGGCGGCTCGCGAACTCGATCCGCAGCGAGATCTATCCGAAGGCGGGCGAGAGCCTGCGCGCCGCGGCGCTGGTCTGGTCGAAGGCGCCGGTGATCGTCGGCGCCCACGACACCGGCCCGCTGATCCGCTCGAAGAACGGCTTCTGGCTCGCCATCCCGACCGTGGCCGCCGGGCGCGGCCTGCGCGGCGGCAAGATCACCCCCGGCGAATGGGAGCGCCGCACCGGCCTGCGCCTGCGCTTCGTCTACCGCCGGACGGGGCCGAGCCTGCTCGTGGCCGAGGGGCGGCTGAACACCAAGGGCCGCGCCGTGGCGTCACGCTCGAAGACCGGCCGGGCTCTAACCACCGTGCCGATCTTCCTGCTGGTGCCACAGGTCAAGCTGCCGAAGCGGCTGGACCTTGCGCGAGATGCCGCACGGGCGCACGAGGCCGTGCCGGGGCTGATCGTGGCGAACTGGGTGGAGGGGCGATAGAGCGTCAAGAGCCGAGAAAATGGCGGAGGTCTAAATCTCCATAAAATTGCCTAGTGGCGCGGGTGCAAGAAGGCCGGCCTCGGTCCTGTCGCCGGGCCTGTTAAATTTGTGCAGGTATACTCCATCCGGCATTCTTTCGTAGTCGGGAAATATCCATAACGACGGTCTTCCTCCGTGTGCACGGCCAAGGCTAAGAATCCTTCCAACGAGGCTGATACGGCTGTGATAATCCATCTTTGCATGATAGGCGAGACTTTGAATAAGCTCGCTCTTGGATTCTACTCGAACAAGGAAAAGCATGATCTGAGACTGACAGTAGGATTCTTCACTTTGCGCGGAGATATTAAGTACAACCCGGACCACCTTTTCCCCAATTTCAAATTCATCTGGATCAATTGAAAAAACTTCCCCTATCAATGCGTTGTCATGCGGTTTCAATTTTCCGATCTCATGCGAGATGTGTAGTTCTCCATGGTCCTCAATTATTTTTCTGTACGTCTCAATGCCGTTAATCTTGCCGAGTTCAGTCGTCTTTTCAGCGGCAAGGTTACTCGACGTGACTATTCGCAACGTGATGGCGTTCGATGCCTTATCGCCTGCATTGCAGACCGCGATCAGCAGAAAAAAGATGTGTTTGCCGGAATTGCTCGAGACGTTGATTGCGACGCAGGGTGGAGCTTTCATCATTACTGGATACACGGATCCCATGCGCGCGCCTCCCGGTGGGCCTAGAGGCTTGGAAAACGGGAAGCTCCTGCTACCAAGTGGGAACAGCTGCGGTAGAGAAAGTGAAACAAACAGCTTTTCTTGACGAAATGCTCCCTGCCTTCTCGCGATGTAAATAGCAACTCGAATGCTAAGAACCGCGAGCAGCAGGCCCGAGATAGCGGTGAAGATCGTGAAAGCATCCATCAGGGCTTCAGGCCTTTTGAATAGTTCAATAAGCTCAGCGTGGCAATGCTCGCGGGAAAACCGGAAGCCTTACCCGCCACGCAGTCTGCTCGAATATACAAGTTTCCGGTGCTATGCCCACCTCCCGTGAAACCATCCTCGCCGCGCTGCACACCCTCTTGCAGACGCTGCCCGCCACGGCGCTCCGCGGCGAGGTGCTGCCCGAGCGCGTGCCCGCCGCAGGCCTCCTGATCCTGCGCGACAACGAGCCGGGGGAGCCCGAGGTGACGCTGTCGCCGCTCGCCTACCACTACCGGCACCGCACGGAGATCGAGACGGTCGTGCAGGGCGCCGACCGTGACGCGGCCTTCGACACGCTGACATCCAGCGTCGGCGCGGCGCTCGCCGCCGACCGCACGCTCGGCGGCCTCTGCGACTGGGTCGAGGCCGAGGCGCCGCGCCCCGTGGACCTGCCGGTCGAGGGCGCGGCCAGCCTGAAGGCCGCCGTGATCCCGGTGCTGCTGCACTACACCACGGCCGATCCGCTGGCCTGACCCCCTCTCACGACAGGAGACCGACATGGCACGCGCCCAGGGGGCGCGGGCGCAGATGGCGCTCGCGTTCGAGACCAGCTATGGGACGCCGCCCGTGGGCGGCTTCACCAGGATGCCGTTCGCCAGCACCTCGCTCGGCGCCGAGCAGCCGCTCCTGAACTCCGAGCTTCTGGGGTACGGCCGCGATCCGCTGGCGCCGGTCAAGGACGCGGTGACGGCGGACGGCGACGTGGTCGTGCCGATCGATGCCGAGGCGTTCGGCTTCTGGCTGAAGGCCGCCTTCGGCGATCCGGTCACCACCGGCACCGGCCCCTGGACGCACGAGTTCCGGTCGGGCGCGTGGACGTTGCCGAGCCTCGCGATCGAGACCGGCATGCCCGAGGTGCCGCGTTTTGCCATGTATTCCGGCTGCGTGCTCGACCAGCTCAGCTGGCAGATGCAGCGCGCGGGGCTCCTGACCGCGACGGCCCGGCTCGTCGCCCAGGGCGAGACGGTCGGCGCGGCCACGGGCGCCGGCACGCCGGCCGAGCTGGCGCTCAGGCGCTTCGGCCACTTCAACGGGGCGATCACGCGCAACGGCAGTCCGCTCGGCAACATCGTCTCGGCCGAGATCACCTACGCCAACAACCTCGACCGGATCGAGACCATTCGCTCGGACGGCCGCATCGATGGCGCCGACCCCTCCATCGCGGCGCTGACCGGCCGGATCGAGGTGCGCTTCGCCGACAGCACGCTGGTGACCCAGGCGATCAACGGCGATCCCTGCGAGCTCGAGTTCGCCTACAGCCTGCCGTCGGGCGAGAGCTTGCGCCTGACGGTGCACGCCGTCTACCTGCCGCGCCCGCGCATCGAGATCTCCGGGCCGCAGGGCGTGCAGGCGAGCTTCGATTGGCAGGCGGCGCGGGACGGCGTGGTCGGCCGGATGTGCACCGCAACCCTCCTGAACGACGTGGAGACGTACTGATGCTGACGCTCGATCTATTGAGCCAGCCGCGCTGGCATGAGCTCGTGCCGGGCGTGCGTGTGCAGCTTCGGCCGCTCACCACGGCGCTGATGGTCGCGACGCGCGGCGACCCGGCGGTCGAGGCGCTGCCCGAGGGCGCCTCCGACGAGGAGCGC